CCGCAAATCTGTGATGTTTGGCTTTTGTTGTAGTGCCTTGAATATAGGTGTTTTTTACTTCAACAATACCCGCGTTCACAAGGTGTTGTAGTGCTTTATTTACTTGATAGTAGCTTAATCCCGTGTGTTCTTTCCAGTCCTTAGCTGTGTACCAAGTAAAGCCATCTCCTCGTTTAGCTATTTGGTGTAAGTAGACCAACTTGTTTAATACGATTGCCTCATTTATTCCGAACTCGCGTGCGATATCAACATTGTATCCAGCGCTAACGCCAGATTTTAGAATATCATTTACGTTCATTGTCAGCTCTCCATTTCTTAATGGCTTCTGTCAATGGCGTTTTAATCTCAGAAATATGAACAATTTTCCCCATTTTTACCCTCTCTTTAAGCCAATGAAAAACTAGCACCTTCATTTTCCACAGGTGAAATTTTATTTTTGTGAAAAAAGTGTAAGAATTTGGTGCAAAACTCTTGACAGATTTTTCACGATTTATCGATTTTGAGTAAGAGGTTATTTTAAGACAAAGAAAACCTCAGCCAAAAACGACCGAGGTTATCAAATGCGTATCTGATATGTTCTTATATTAGCAAACTCTAGCGTAAAAGTCAATACTTACAAGATAGA